GCAATGCAAATAAATGCTGCAATCAAACTTGTTAACTTATTAATTAAAGGAATAAATCTTATACCAGGAATTAATATAGGATTAATGAGAGAAGTTAGTTTAGGAGGACTTAAGGGAGAAATGATGGCATATGAAAAGTATGTTCCACCAACTCCAACTCCACAAACAGGAACTACAAATGTATTTAACATTGAAAATATAAATGGATTGAGTGGAAGAGACATCGCAGATAGTTTACAGGAGGAATTAAATAAAAAAATATGATAAGAAAAATTTGGCATTACTTTTTTAAGAATGGAAGTTGGGCAGATAAAGTCTTGGATTTCATAAGATTTAAACTTAGGAGGAAAAATGGCACTAATAGATGATTTAATTAGTTATTATAAATTAGATGAAACAAGTGGAGATGCACTTGATGCTCACGGTACAAATGATGGGACAGTAGTCGGAGCAACCCCAAATGTCGAAGGAAAGATTAATACTGCTTATGATTTTAATGGGACTACTAATGTTATCAATGTAAATGGGTTAAATACACAATTTAATACTGATTTTACTATTAGTATGTGGGCTTACAATGATAATGATGGTGGGGATATTTACCAAGTTGCAGGAGAATCATATAATATGATTCGTATTGTAGCGGGAGACCCTGCAGTTGTATATTGTTATATAAATGGAAACCATTATACAAATAGTGGAGCTATTATTAATAAAAATACTTGGTATCACTTTCTTGTCACATATGAAGGAAGTACACTTAAACTTTATATTAATAATAATTATATTGGTTCTGTTAATCATGCTGGGGGATTTCACACTGATTCTGAGGATTATTTTGAGATAGGTAAGAGTTTTAGTGGTAAGATTGATGAAGTAGGTGTTTGGTCAAGGGCAATAACAGAGAGTGAAAGAGGAGAAATTTATAATTCAGGTGATGGTTATAATGGTTTTCTTATTCCCCCTGTTTTACCTTATGAATATGAACCAGTTTACACAAAATTAGATATAGGTGGAACTACTTATGCAGATGTTCCAAAAATAACTGTTGATAGAACAATAGGAGAATTTAATGCTACTTCAAATTTTACAGCAGAATTTAATAATTTTAATGGTAAGTATTCTGATACTTTCAATTTAAATGATGAAGTAATAATTTATGCAGATAGAGGAGTAGACCCAACTACAAATATATTTAAAGGAATAATTGAAGATATTAATTTTAGAGGGGATACAGGAAGTGAGAAGATAAAAATTATTGGCAGAGATTATGGTGCTATTATGCAAGATATGACAGTTCAACCAATAATCTATAAAAATACTGATGCAGGAGTAATAGCCAAACAAGTTCTGCTTAATAATACTGAAGAATTATTGACTGGAAATAATATAAATACTTCAACAGGAACTACAATAGAAAGGATAGGATTTAATCAAGTGAATGTATTTAGTGCTTTACAGGAACTTGCAGAGTTGGCTGGTTGCTACTTTTATGTAGATACAGATAAGGATGTTCATTTTGAGGTAAAGTCTTCAACGGCAAGTGATGAAACTTTTGATAATACAAATGTATATAATGCTACTTTTAAAAAAGATGATAAGGAAATTTATAATAAGATTTGGGTATATGGAAGCAGAGTACTTACTGGAGCAAATGATACTGGAGGAATAGGTGCTGGTTCTGTTTTTCAATTGAATTCTAAACCACATAATACAAGAGTTTTTGTAAGTGATGTTTTACAGCAACCAGGAGGAATTTATGAACTAACTAATCCTGCAACAGAATCTGGATTGAAATATGTAGTAGATTTTAATGAAAAAGATATTATTTTTGTAAGTGGAACTGAGGCAGGAGATAATGTTCCTACTTCTGGAACTTCAAATGTTAGTGTAGATTATGAGAGATATACTCCTCTTTTAAAATATTTAGCCGATGATACAAGCATTGCTGATTATGGACCAAAAACAAAAATAATAAAAGATGAGAATTTAAAGAGTTTTCCAGAGGTTAACGAGAAAGCAACTGCATTCTTAGCAGATAACAAAGACCCAAAAATTCAAGGAGATTTAGATATAAAAGGAATTATTGATTTAACTCCAGGGAATACTTGTGTTGTGGATTTACCTTGGCATGGAATAAATAGCCAAACATACACAATTTTATCTGTATCATATTCATTCAATAAACTAAGTAATAGAGCAGACAAAGTTTTACATGTAACAGTCAATAAAAAACTATCTGATTTTACAGATGTAATGAAAGACCAAATGATTAAATTAAGAAGGTTTGAAGTAGGACCACTTGAAGGAGAATATACTAATTTAAAGACAGTCATAAATTCTGCAGATGTTAATAGCCATTATGAACTATGGGCGAAAGACATAAATAGTAACTTTGTCTTTCATTCAAGTAAACATGGAAGATTGAACGACCCTAATTCAAGGATTGGAACAGGAGAATTAGGTAGTACCTTTATTGTTAGTGGGGGCGGATTTTAAGATGTCAAAAAAAGGATATACACAAACAAAAGAACATATAAGAAAAAGAATAGAAAAAACTACTGGTAAGAAGAGAACAAAAGAATTCAAAAAAAGAACAAAGAATATAATGACTAAATTTTATAAAACAAATGAAGGAAAAAAAATAAAGAAAATGGTAAGTAAGAAATTAAAAGGAAGTCATGTTTCACCAAGAACAGAATTTAAAAAGGGACTAATCCCTTGGAATAAAGGATTAAAAGGATTTATGGCTGGAGAAAAAAATCCAAATTGGAAAGGTGGAGTATCAAAAATTAATAATATATTGAGACATTCATTGGAATATAAATTATGGAGAGAAGCAGTATTTAAGAGAGATAATTATAATTGTATTTGGTGTGGGCAAGTAGGTGGAAAATTAGTTGCAGACCATATTAAACCATTTGCTTTATTTCCAGAATTGAGATTTGCGATTGATAATGGTAGAACATTATGTAAGAATTGTCATAAAAAAACAGATACTTATGGATGGAAATTAATAAATAAAAGGAGAAATAAAAAGTGTTAGTCGACGATGGCGTGGCAACAATAGCAGGAGTAATGGGGGGTTCAGGAATAATACCCACTCACTTAGCAATTGGTACAGGGTCTGATACAATAACTGCAGGAGATACAACTTTATTAACTGAAGGTGATAGAAATGAACTTACAAGTACAGATACAAGTGTTGCTAAAGATGTAACTTATACAGCAGACTTTGGTTCAGTAGAAATAAGTGGAACTACCTTAACAGAATTTGGTTTGTTTAATGCAAGTACTGCAGGGAGTATGTTTAATAGAGAAGTAATATCTGCGGATACTTTTGAAGGGGATAGAGAACTTCAAATTCAAAATACCCTTAGATTTGCGGAGAGTGGAGCATGATAAATAATAGGGAGGTTAAATAAATGGATTTACACACAAAGTTTGAAAGTGGAGCAATGTTCACAGCTGGAGCTTCAGGAGCAGCAGTGGGAGTAAGTGGAATTAATGAAATTACAGGTAGAATTAATGTAGAATCAGGTTTACTTGGTATTGATATAGCAAATTTAACAGCTGTTTCTGGTGCCTATGTTGCGACATCTGGTGCATTAGTGACAGATATAGCAAATTTAACAGTAGTTTCAGGAGCAGGTTATGCAGTATCAGGAGCTTATAATGTGACTTCAGGAGCAACTTATAGTTTTTCAAAATTAGTTAGTGGAACAAATTTACCAATATATGGTAATTTTGCAGGGATATATGCTGGTGAAGGAATGGATTTCAATAATGGTTCTGTAATTGTTGCAGAAGAAAGTACTGCAATAAATAAAGGTATTCTTATAGTTGTACCAGGCGAAGGAATTGATGTTGATTATTATTCAGCTGGAAATGCAACAATTAAAGGAGAAGATGCAACTACTACAAACAAAGGAATAGCAAGTTTCAATTCAAGTGATTTCACAGTTAGCACAGGAGCAGTTAGTCTAAAGAATAAAACTTCTTATTGGAGTTGTTTAGGAACTAATTTTCATGGGGGAGCCCCAAGTGAGGATTTAATAGCATATGTTGCAGGTGGAACTGTTACAGCACAAGCAGATAGTATATCTTTCTTGGCTCCTGTTTCTCTTCCTCAAGGGGCAGTAGTCACAGCGGTTATAGTTTATGGAAATGCAGGAGCAACAGATGAAACTTGGGAATTCAGGAGATTAACTATTGCTGACCCAGGTGGTTCAGCGGTCACACTGGCATATACAAATATTGAAACAG